TGATTGGGCTCGCGACATCATGAACAATGTGAACGTGAAGCTCGAACCCCCGCTGAAAATTGCCGCGGAAGTAATTGTCCACCCACGTCAGGCCGCGCACGTTGCCCTTCGGGATAGCCGGCGGGATCTGCGCACCGATCGTGCCGACGTTGCCCGAGCACGCGAGGAAATTGCAGGCGCGAACCGTGCCATCGACAATACGCGCGCTGGCGTCATTGTCGGGCTCATAGTCGATCGGGCCGGGCATACCGGGACCGGAGTTGATGTTGAATGCGTCGAACGACTGACCTGGCGCCCAGCCTGATGCACCCGGTCGCGAACACCGAACGAACGTGCAGTTATCGACGAGCGAGATGTCGCAGTCGATGAAGCTGATGCCGTTGCGGTTGTTATTGTTCACGCCGTCGAAGTAGCAATCGCGGAAGGTGAAGCGCTCGTTATGCGCCTCCTGACCAGCGACGTTGCCGCGACCGACATAGAACCCATCGCCTTGGAAGCCGATGAAATAGCAGCGCTCAACGAGCACGTTGCTGAAGCCGGAAAGCGACACAAGGTGCGTATGCTCTTGGAACCCCGCGACCTCGACGCGGCCATAGAAGGCCATGTCGCGAATGACGATGTTGCGGTAATTCTTGGTGATGTCGGGATCCGCCTGAACCCCGTGCATCACCCAATAGGTGTCGGACGTGCCCTCGACCTGCGTCAGGCCGGGACCGTCACCATAGATCGTGATGTTGCTGCGGTTGAACAGGCTCGTCGCGCCCGTCACGTCTTGCTGCTTCAGGCGATACCGCCCGGCCGTACCGCTGCCCTTGGCAGCCGCCAGCCGCACAGGAAAGCCGGTTGCGATCGCACGGCGTAGCGCGTTGGTGTCGTCGGGGTCGGTCGGCTTGCGGAAATAATGCGCCAGCACGCACCCTTCGCGAAAAATCGTCTGAAGCGCGAACAGCGGCAGATCGTCCGCCTGGCGAAGACTGACCAGAATGCCGCCGATCGCGCCAAGGTCAGCGCGCAGGCCGGCGTCGGCGCCGGGACCATACGACCAGCCCCACGATCCATCCGGCAGGATGACCGGGAACTTGTTGAGGATGGCGGACGTGTCGGACGGCTTCAGCAACGAGTTGGTGAACAGCTTGGTGAAGCTGTCGCCGATCGCTTGCAGATTGGCATTCACATCAGCCGCCTTGGCGCGCGCGAATGCGATGATACCGCTGGGACCGGTGTACCAATCGCTCATCGTTTCATGCCCCTTACCGAAATCTTCTTGCGGATCGAATTGAGGGTATAGGCCGGCTGCTCGCTGCTCGTCGATACGATGACGACAGACATATTCTCCCCCTGCCCGTCGATGTACGCTTCAGCACGCCCCTCTGCCGGCGCGGACCAATAGAACATGTCCCACGAGATCGCGTCCCACACGCCGCCGCCGCCGCTGACCGTGAACTCCTGCTGCGGCAAGGTGCCCTGCTCGCCATCTGCATAGTCGAACTCGGCGAACACCCCGATATGCGTGTCGGGCGTGGCGTCCATCTCGATGATGACCTTGTGGAAGCGCTTGAGCACATCCGGGCTGCCCTCGTGATCCCACGGCAGTTGAAGATAGGCGGTGATCGTGTCTCCGTCGAAGCTGGTGCCAACGTCGAGCTCGTACACGAATCCGTTCTCGGCGCCGAAGAACACACGCTCTCCGGTAGCGGGCTCGAACTGGCTTGCGGAACAGGTGACAACCCGCGGAAGCTGGAACAGCATCGGCTCCGCATATTTGCGCCCGAAATAGACGCTGATGCCCGAACCGTCGCTGAAGAACAGGCGGTATTGGTCTTTCGACTTGGTGACGATCGCGGCCACGGGAATGATGCCCTGCCGGCGCTTCGCGGCGAGCGTGGGCTCGACCTGCGGAATCACCGAGCCCAAGCGGAAATTGCCATAGTCCTGCGACGCGCTGATAGAGCGCAACCCGCCCACGTCGAGATACATCGGCTTGCCGATCGTCGCAGCGGTGTGCGCGATGGCGCCCTGCCCCTCTTCGTTCGACAGCGGGGTCATCACCCAATCGCTCGCATCCGAGCCCGACAGGTAATTGATCTGGTCCACCGTGAACATGAAGAGCGCGTCGGTGCCGGCAAGCAGGTCGGTCACCTCTGCGCCAAGCGCGATCTCGCCTGCACCGAGCACGGCGCTCCACAGCAAGGGGTCGCCAGTCTCTGAATGCTGCACGCTGCCGCCTGCGAACCCGAAGAAGAGATGCTTCTTGAACACCTCCACGCGCATCGGCGCGTCGGGAACCATGCCGGTACGGATGAACACGAGGCTCGAGCCGTCGAAAGCGAACCCGCGGCCAACGCCGTTGCACCCGTACATCTCCTTCAGGTTCGACGCCCCGTAGAAGTTGCTGTTCTTGGTGAAATAACGCCCGCCGGCTGGGAATGCCTGCGGCACGGGTGCGCCTGCGATCGTCGCCACATTAGCGCTCCCCGGCACGTTGAGATCTTCGCCGACGAAGGTTCCCGTGACATCGGACAGCACGAGATACCCGGCGGCAGTCCCCTTGTCATAGGTGACATCAGTGCTGACGACACGCATGACGGTGGCGGTGGCACCGCTCGTCGCGCCCGTGATAACCGCGCCTTCTGCAATCTCGACGCTGCCGCTGGTGAAGTCGAGCTCATAGCCGAGCGTGACCGGCGCCCAACCGGCGGCAGTGGCACGGTACATGACGCCTGCCGTTCCGCCGGCATTATCGCGCCAGGCATAGCGAACGCCGTTGAACACCGCGACGCCCCGCACCGGGCCTGAGCCGGGAACAGGGCCGATCGCGGCGCGCGCGGCATCTCGCGCGGCGATCTCGGTGCCGGTGGCGGCAAGGGCGAAGGCGTCGGTCGGGCTCTGGCGTCCGTCGTATCGCTCGAATCCGCCGATGCGCGCGTATCCAGTGGACGTGCTCTCATGGTTGAGCACGCCAATGCACCGGCCTTTCGGAACGGCCAGCGCCTGCGTCGTCTCGTCGAGACCACCGGCGAGCACATAGGCGGATGGCCGCTGCGTCATGCAAGCGGCCCCGTGTTGATGGTGATCTCGGGCAGATAGTCGCGGTTGAGGCTTTGCCGGGCGAGCACATATTCGCTGATCGCGGACGATGCCGTCTGCGGCGACTCATCGGCAAGCCCAAGCAGCTTCATGGCTTCCCACACGATCGCACCGTGATACTGCTCGGGAAGCTCGGGAACGTCTTCGTTCTCGCGCAGCACCTGCGGCGACAGACGATATTCCCCGCTGACCACATAGGCTTTGTCGGGAGTTGCGCCGAAGACCATCTCCTGAAGCGGCGACACCGCCCAATCGGTCGGCCGGTTCGCATCGTGGACGCCGCGCGCGTACATGGCCCGCCAGTGGTCATATTCGACCTGCCGGATCTGGCCTTCGTCCTGCTGCCCCTGCGCCGGGTCATAGACCGTGACGGTGCGAAACACGCGATGCCCGGTCGGCCGGTCGCCGATCCATTGGCCGAAGCGTGCGGCGATACCGAGCTCGGCCGCGGTGTATCGCGCCTTCCCGATCGTGAGGGGGGCGACAAACTCGCGCCGCATCCACGGCCAGTCGTCACGCTCATTCTGAATGTTGATCCATGCCTTGCGGATCCAATGGATCATCTTGTCGGCGCGACCGTTGGCCGGCGCCGTGACCGTGACGAGATTGACCCCGCCCGCGAGCGTTCCGCTGTCGCGAGCGAGGTCTTGTACGAGCTCGAGAAAATTCGCCACGGCCGGGGCTTACGGGCAGAACGCCGAATCGACGCGCTCGTGCCACGCCGCGACTTCCGCTGCGGGCGGCATCGACTGCACGTTGAACGGCACCGCGCTAACGGGCGTGCTGTGCTCTTCGCCGGTGTTCGGGTTGTGGGTGATGCTGTCGCGCACCGCCACCTTCAGCGCCTCATACACGCGGTACGGGATCGTCAGGGGCATGTTGCGGCGAAGCTGCCAGACAGTGCCGTTCACGCCGACCGCGACATCGCGATCGTAGATTTCGCCGTTCCGATCCTCGTTGTTGATGAAGATCGTCACCTTCGGATCATCGCGGCCGAGCGTGCCCTGCATCCGCTGCACGTCTTCGGGACGGGTCGCACCGGCAACCGGCTGCGGCGGGCTGCCGGCCTGGCTGTGCGCGGGCTCGTCGGATTCCGGCTGGACGTAGATCGTCTCGTTGTTGTTGGTCGCCGCCATGATCTTGGCGAAGATGGTTTCGTCGGTGTCGGTCGGCTCGAGGTCGAGACCGAGAAAATCCGTTGCGAAGGACCGGCGCTGGGCTTCGGTCGCGTCGAGGATGGGAAGCGGCTGCATCTTCATGGTTGGGGGTCTCCCATGCGGTTGAGGTAGGAAGAAGGCGGGACCGAAGCCCCGCCCTCCCGGTCTTGCTTTCCGGCCCGCTTACGCGGCGGTGAGCTCGGCCTTACGGGCTTCCAGTGCCGAGATGGCACCGGCGCGCGTCTTGCGGGTCTTCGCCGCGTTCTCGGCCGCGATCAAGCGGTCGATCTCGGCGACATCGTTAACGCCCTTCAGCGCTTCGGTCAGGTCGGGGATGCTCTT